CCTGGCGGAGCTGGTGGTCTAAACTGACCGCCGCGGAACGCCGTCGGCTAATCGACGCCGGCTGCTTTAACGCCGACGACCCTAGCGACGGGACGCCACCCGGCGACGCGACCAGGGTTAACACTAACCGTTTTGACTTCCAAAGGATGGAGGAAGAAGACGCATACGCGGCCGACGGCCGGGAGCGCGGGAAGATGCAAAACGAGACGCGGGACAGGTCCGCCGCAGATCAGGCGATTGCAAACGAGGACGACGCCAAGCCCCAAGACCCTAGGGTTGCGGAGCTGGACCTTGCGTCAATTCGGTTGCGAGCGACGATTGAGTTTATCCTGGCCGGCTGCGATCAGTCGACCGACCCCGAGATGCGCCTGAAAGCGGATATCATTCGGATTGTTATCGGGGAAGGAAGTCCGCCCAGGATGACGGTCCTAGCCAAGCGCCACGGCTTTAGCCGCGCAGCAGTCTCCCTTCGCTGCCGGACGTTGCTCCGCCAACTGTCAATCGAGCCGTCCCGCTTTATGCGGCCCGAGGATGAGGTCCGAAATATGCGGATTAGCGCCATTTTTCGCGGTTTTTCGTCGCCCACCCCTCCCCCCATAGGAAATCTATTGAAAAAGGGGTGTTTTCAATCTCACGCGGGCCGACTTCGTAAGATTGGGACAAAAGGTCACCAAAACCAAAAGGGTAAAGCCGGACGCGTCAGGCCGGCAACTAACGATGCCAAAAAAAGATAAAGACCGTCTGATTGAAACGGATTTGGATACGATTTTCTCTACGACGATGATCGAAGGGGAAACCGAAACAATGGAAGGAGTCAGCGCCCGCCAGCTGCGCAACGCGGCAAAAGCGAATATGATTTCCCGACTGAAGAAACAGGGAGCAAAAACTTTTTTCGACCGGCTGCCGACCGCGGGCGAATACTTCCACACGATCAGCAACGGAACCTTTGACTATTGGTCCGTCCTTTCGGTCCTTATCGACCTTTGCCCTGGGCCGGTGGAAGAAGCCTACGTTTCGACCTGGACGCTAAACCACAACACTTGCAAAGAACTGTTTGAAGTCCTGGACGCCGGCAAAGTTAAGAAACTTTGGCTTTTGTCGGGACTCTATTTCAAGAAACGGGAACCGGCCGTTTATGCCCGCTTGGCAACGGGATTGGCCGAGCGCGGCCAGAAGGTTAAATGTAGCGAGAACCACGCTAAGGTCGCCGTTTTGATTGGGGCCGGCTTTTCGGTCACTATGGAGGGAAGCGCCAACCTGACGGCAAACCCGCGGATCGAGCAAAACGTGGTTACGGGAAGCCCGGACGTCGCGGCCTTCCATTCCGCTTGGATGAAGGAGATTATCGAAGCCTAATATGAACCACACCGAGACAGCCCTCCAACTTGCGACCGCCGGCGCTACCTTGGCCGACATTCAAAAGAAGCTCACGACGGACGGGGCGAGCAAAGCCGACGCCTTGGCAGCGCTGGACAACGTGCTGACCTATTACAAGACCCTAGCTAACTTTAACCCCGAAGTCGAAATGGGCCGCGCCTATTCGCGGCTTAACCTCATCTTCCTTAACGGCGTCAAGGTCCAGGACTTCAAAACCGCGATTGCCGCCCAGAAAGAGCTTAATCGGCTGCTAGGCCTTTACGGGAAGAACAACCAGCCGACGCCGGCACAACCCCCAATCTATGACATTGACGAACTTCTCTCCCTCCCCGAACCCAGACCCGAGCCGACGGATCGCGGAGCTAGTGGCGAAGAAGGCTGCGGGAATTGAGCTAACCGCCGACGACCGCGCCTTCCTAGAAGACCAGCGAGCAAACCGCGTCCCGCCCTCCCTGCTCGCGAAGCGCTGGAAGGTTACGGCCGGCCGCGTCTCTCAACTGATTGCCCTAGGGATGCCGACCGACTCAATCGAGGCCGCGGAGGCCTGGAGAAAGGCCCGCGCGTCCAGCGGCCGCAGCGGCCAACAGAAGCCCGACGACTCTGACCCAATCACGGTCGACCCTTCCGAGATTGCCGGCGCGGAAAATACGACGCTGGAGGAATCCCTGAAGGAACACCGGCGCTTGTCGGCGATCGCGCAACGCCGTTGGGCAAAAGCCCAGGAGCGCAGCGCACCCGACGAACAGCGGCTTTTCAAGATTTATCAGGACAGCAAAGCCGGCGAAATGAAGATCGAGCGAACGGTTCTTGCCCAGAAGCTAGAGGCAAAGGAACTAATCCGAATGAAGGACGTCTTTTCCGACTTGGCAAAAGTCCTTGCCGAAATTCGCAACGACGTTCGCGGGATTGGGATTGAAGTCGCCCCAGGAGCGAACCCCGACGACCCCGGCCTTGCGCTTAAAGTCATCAACGCCAAGACCAACAAGCTGCTTAAGAAATGGGCCGCCGTCGAAGCGGACGCCCTAGAACGATTGTCGGAAGCGGAGCCGGCGGAGCCGACCGGCCTCCAGATCGCGGACGAGGAACAAGCCGACGATGCCGACGGACTTTGAAAAGAAGCTGCGCGGCGTCCTAGCGCCCGACCCGCACCAAGACCCCGTCGAATGGCTGGAATATCACGTCCGTAATATTCCCTACTCCCCGCAAGCCGGCCCTTTCCGCATCCATAACTCTCCCTGGCTAGCGGAACCCCTACGAGCATTGACCGACCCAGAGGTCCAAGAAATTGGGGCGCTTGGCTGCGTCCAATCCGGGAAGTCCTGGCTGATTGAAGGCGCGTCGCTTATCATCCCGACGCTTTGCCCAGGCCCGACGCTAATCCTTCAGGATATCGACCGCAACGCTTCCGACTTCCAAGAAACGCGTCTGCGCGTCCTTTGGGAATCTATCCCCGCGATTAAAGAACTGATCGGGCCGGACGGAATCCCGAAGACGGGGGCGATTCAATTCCGCGGAAATACCGCCTGGGTATTAGGGGCGAACAACGAGCGCAACCTTCAGCGCCGGTCGATTCGTTTCCTGCTAGGGGACGAAGTCTGGTTGTGGGGTCAGGGTAGCCTTAAAGACGCGATGGCCCGAACGACGGCTTTCCGTTGGCAATCCAAGACCGTCCTAGTTTCCCAAGGCGGCGTCGAAGGGGACGATTGGAGCCAATGGTTTAAAACAACGGACCAAAGGGTTTGGACGTTCTGCTGCCCCGCTTGCAATCACCGGCAACCCTACAAATGGGAACAGATCATCTTCCCGAAAGAAGCCCGGACGCCGGAAGGCTGGAACCTGGACGCCGTCCGCAAGGGGACGACCTACCAATGCGAGAGCTGCAAACACCAGCTGGAAGACTCCAACCGCGTCCGAACGGAGCTAAACAAGTCCGGCGCATATGTAGCCACAAACCCCAACGCCCCAAAATCCCGCCGCGGATACCATTGGAACGCCCTCTGCGCCCAATGGGGACTTTCCTGGGGGGACTTGGCGGTTGAATGTATCGAAGCGAAGAAGGCCTTTGACGACGCCAACCCGACGGCCCGCCGCGAATTCGTCCAGAAGCGCCTAGGACAGACCTGGAGGGAAGAAGCCGACGAAGTCCAGATCGAGTCGTCGGTCGGCGGCTACAAGACCGGCGAACCTTGGCCGGAGGAAGGGGGATTCGTCCGCGGGAAGCCGAAGGCCGGGAAGGAGCTTACGGACGACGACCGCGCCTTGCCCGACTTCATCCCCTTGCGGTTTATGGGCGTCGACGTCCAGCGTCGCGGCTTCTGGTGGGTCATTCGGTCCTTTAGCGGCGACGGCCGTAGCCGGCTTCACTCTTTCGGCTATTGTTTCGCCTGGTCTGAACTTATCGACATTCACAAAAAGGCCGGCGTCCATTCGGCTAACGTCTTTGTAGACTCCGGCGACCAACAGGACGAAGTCCTAGCGGCTTGCGCTGCCAACGGCTGGGTTGCTACCCGCGGCGACCAGCGCAACGAATACGCCTGGAAGGTCCGAACGCCCCAGGGAATGAAGACGGAAATCCGACCATACTCCCCGCCGGTCGTGGAGCTAGTCGGCCAACGCCGTTGCAAGCGGTTTTATTTCTCTAACCTACGGCTTAAGGATACCCTAGCGCTCTTAATCCGCCGCGGCCGGCATACCCGCCCCGACGACGTCCTGGAAGAATACCTTAAGCAAATGCAATCCGAGCGCCGAACGGTCGCCGCCGGCGGGAAGCCCGTTTGGGAACAGATTGATTCGCGAGCAAACCACCTTTGGGACTGCGAAGTTATCCTTATGTTGCCGGCTATGGCTTGGAAGCTGACCGGCAAGGCCGAGCAAATGGTCGCGGAGCCGGAAGCCGAAGGGGACGGCGCGGACCCCGCTTGACAATGCCGCCGACCGTGGCAGATTTATGGACGCGCCTCTGGGGGTTGTTTAATGCGGCTTCCAAGGTAGCAGCGGCCTCCGACCAGGTGCTGGGATCGGAAGGCCGCCCTTTTGACTGCCGCCTAGTCTTATGGCCCGAGCGACAGGTTGCTTTCTCATCCTTTCCCAATCCCGAATCGAAGCGATCGCGGACAAGGCCGCTACGCTCCTTATGGAAGGAAAGACTATGATGAGCTATGGAGACAGCGGGACCAGCGTGTCCAAGTCGTTTCCGATGGATATCCAAACCGTCCTAGTGGAAGCCCGCTACGCGCTCCAGGTTAAGGACCCGAACCAATACGGCCCTATTGACCGCGTCCGCGTCTATAACGGCTTGTGGAACTTCCGCGGCCTCTAATTCTATGGCGAAGCCGAATATTAAGACCGCAATCCGTAAAGCCGTTCGCGAAGTTAAGGCCTACGCGAAGAAACACGGTTTGAAGGTTAACGCTTCCGCCGGCGGCGGCGGCGGTTCCGGCATCTTCTCGCAATTCGAAGCGGCCAAGTATAGCAATAAGCGCCAATGGGTTAACACGCCTTGGCCGGCGGACTTCAAGCGGACGATGACGGTTTTCGACCGCCAGGAGCTTACGCGGAAGATGCGTTGGCTTTCGGTCAACAGCGGCTTGGTCCGCCAGATGGTTAACGATATGGTCGTCTATGCTATTGGCGACGGAATCAAGGCGCAGCCGGCGTCCGGCGACCCTTCCTTTGATGCCGCGGCTCTCAAGTTTTGGAATGATTGGGCCGACAAGCCCTGCGAAATCACCGGCCGTTACAACCTGACGGAATGTCTCCAAATCATTTGCAAGAAAATCGACGTTGACGGTGAAATCTTCGTTTTGAAGACCTACGGCCCGACCGGCCCCCTTATCCAGCTGATCGAGTCGCACCGCGTCGGGACGACGATGAGCAACAACGTTCCAAACCCCGAGGGAATGACCGATGGGGTTATGTTTAACAAATACGGCGCGGTCGTCGGCTACCAAGTTATCAGGTCCGACGGGACCGGACGCCTAGTCAACGCGTCGGCAATGATGCACGTCCATATCCCCGAGCAAGTCAGCGGAGCGCGCGCTTATAGCCCCATCCAACATTCGATTAATAACCTGATCGACGTCCTCGAAATTCTGTCTTTGGAGAAGGTCGCAATGAAGGTTCAAGGGGATATCGTCCGCACCGTCACCCGCGAAAACCCGCAATTCGACGGTTCCGACGCCGACTTCCAGGCCTTTGGTATGCGTCCGCAGGACTACCCGCAAGGCGTCTACGACAACCCCGAGCAAGTCGGCGCTTTCATTGGCGGAAAAACCCTTTCGCTGGCTCCTGGCGAGGAACTGAAGATGATTGAAAGCGGCCGCCCGTCGCCAAACGTGACCGCGTTTATTGAGCATAACAACCGGGACAGCACCCAAGGCTTTCTGCCTTATGAGTTTATTGACCTGACCAAAGCAAACGGGGCCGCTATGCGCGTCACCCTGGGCAAAGTGGACAGGTCCGCGTCCGCCCGCCAATCTATTATTATTAACCGGGTCCTGGTTAAGCTCTGGGGCTACGTTATCGGTTCGGCCGTCGCCAACAACGAGCTGCCGATGCCGTCGACCGGCGATTGGCATCGGGTCGGCTGGGTCACTCCCCGCCGGATCACGGCCGACGCCGGCCGCGAAGCCGCCGCCAATCAGCGCGATATCGAAATGGGCCTCAAGACCCTGTCCGACCACTACGCGGAAAACGGGTCCGACGTGAAGGAGGAAATCCGCCGCCGAGCAGCTGACGCCCGCCTGATTATCGACGCGGCGACCGAGTTTAACGTCCCCGTCTCTATGGTCGCGTCCCTGGCTATGAACGTCCAGCCCGAGGCGATTAACGCCGCGGCCGCCGGCTCCCCGTCGACCGACCCTAACGGCGGATTTGTCCCCTTCCCGTCCGCCGGCAACCCCTAACCCTCTCCCCCTTTTAATATGCGAAACCTTATCAAAGACATTAAGGCAAACCGGCCGCTTCTGATTCAGCCGGAACAAGCAAACGCCCACCTTGAGCGAACCGCCAAGGTCGAAATGCCCCTGGGCGCGAAGCTGTCGGATTTCTCCGATATGCTTTCCGCTATGTTCGGCGAGCCGGCGAAGCTGGAGATTTATCCCCCTTACGCGATCGTCCCGGTCCGCGGCGTCATCTCCAAGAACGTCAGCGACCTAGACGCGCTTTGCGGCTGCTGCGATATCGAGAACGTAGAGGAAATGCTAGAGTCCGCGGAGCGCGACGCGTCCGTCAAAACCGTTATTTTGGTTATCGACTCCCCCGGCGGGACGTCCGTCGGCGTCCCCGAGCTGGCCGCCCGAATCCGCGGCTTCAGCAAAGAGGTTCTGGCGTTCACCGATAACGAAGCCTGTTCCGCCGCCTATTGGATCGGGTCCCAGGCGAAAGCCTTCTATGCGACCCCGTCGGCAACCGTCGGCTCGATTGGCTGCTATATCGCTTACCCCGATTGCTCCAAGGCCTACGAAATGGAAGGGGTCAAAATGGACGTTATCAAGTCCGGCCTCTACAAAGGCGCGGGCATTGCCGGGACTTCCCTAGACGACCAACAGCGGGAAATGCTCCAAAAAGAAGTCGAAGAAATCCACGCCGACTTCAAGGCCGACGTTAAAGCCGTCCGCGAATTCGCCGACGATTCGGCTATGGAAGGCCAGACCTTTAGCGGAAAGAACGCCGCCGCCGCCGGCCTAGTTACCGGCCTGGTCAACGGCTTTGACGAGCTAATGGAATCCCTAGACGCGGCCGTCGCCGAGCAAATGGAAGCCGACGAGAAGAACGACGCCGCGGCTGCCGGCGGCCAGCCCGAGGAATCGGACGAAGGCGCTAACGCCAAGGCCCGCCGCTTTGCCTCTGCCCGCGCCCTGGCCGGCGTTGACCTCAAGGCCTTGTCGGCCGCGGCCAAGATGGCCGAAGGCGAAAAGGAAGACGAAGACGAAGACAAGGAAAAGCCCGAGTCCGAAGACGAAGACGACAAGGAACCCAAGTCCGAAGACGACAAGGACGAGGAAAAGCCCGAGTCGAACGACGAGGAAGAAGGCGAAGACGAGGAAGACGAAGGCGAAGACGCCAAGTCCGAAGACGACCCCGACCAGGACAAGTCCGCCCCGCAGCCGAAGTCCGACGAAGACGAGAAGAAGGACGACGAAGACGCCAAGGAGCGCGCCGAAGACGAGGAAGGCGACGCCGACGACGCCGTGGACACGGACGAAAAGCCCGACAAGTCCGGCGTGAAGCGCAACCGATCCAAGGGCGTCGCTTGACAGCCGCCTAGTCTTAACCTTCCGATTATGACGCTCGAAGAAACCCTTAAGACCCTTAAGTCGGCATTTACCGGCAAGTCCGCCGAAGCCGAAACTTTGGCCGGCCAGGTCAAGGCGCTGTCGGCGAAGAATGATACGCTTTCGGCCGAATACGCCGCCGCGGTCGAAAAGCTGGAAGCGCAGTCCGCCGCCGTCGCCGAGCGCGAAGCCCTCGCCGGCAAGGTCGAAGAATTGTCCAAGGCGCTGGCCGCGGCCGAAGCCCAGAAGGTCGCCGCCGTTTCCCAGATTGAGTCCGCCGGCAAGGTTGCCGCCAAGATCGCGGCCAGCGTCGGAGTCCCCGCCGTCGAAATCAACCCGGCCGACTCCGCGTCCGCCGCCCCCCAGAGCAACGCCGAAATCTGGGAAGCCTATATCGGCATCAAAAACGCCGGCGAAAAACAGGCCTTTTATTCCAAGCACCGCGCCGCGATTGTCGCCCACCTGGGCGTCCGCTAATCTCCCCTTTCACCCCCAAATCCTAACTAATCCCTCCTATGGCTAACAACGTCCTCAACCAGGGCTTGGCCCCGCAGTTTGTCGCCGCCGAAACGCTGCGCACCCTCGTCCCGGTCCTCGCCCCCCTCAACAAGATCGTGACCACCGACTTCAGCGCCTACGTCGCTGAAAAGGGTCAGGTCGTCCACACCCGCTTCGCGAACAAGTTCACCGCGTCGACCTACGACGTTGCGACCGGCTTCGTCCCGCAGAACGCCGTCGCTACCGACGTCGCGATCACCCTGGCCGACCACAACTACGTCAGCGCCGCCTTCTCCGATACCGAAGTGGCGACCATCTCCCTCGATATGCTGCGCCGCGTGTTTATCGCCCCGATGGCGAACGCCACGGTTCAGTCCCTGTTCACGTCCGT